ATACTTTACTTTCGGAACTTCTGGAATACTATTTTTTATTTCTTTAATTTCATCATTAACTTGAGAAATCTTTTTATCATAATACCTCTGATCCTTAATGGATGAAGAAATTTCTTCAATTTTTTCTTCTAAAAGTTTTAGTGGTTCTTTTATTAATTTTTTTTCTTCTATAATATCTGATTCTACTACTTCTTCTTCTTTTATAGAAGGTTCTACCTTATTATCTAATAATTCTTTTGGTGATAGAAATTTTTTTTGTTTTTCTTGTAATTTTTTTTCTTCTTCTGCTTTAGATGCACGAATTATCTCTTCCTCTTGCTTTTGTTTAGCACGAAGTTCTATTAATTCTGAGGGTGATAGTACTTTTTTTCGCATGTTTAAAGGTGATATTTTCTCTCAATATTTCGTACTTTGTGTATAAGTATATTTATTTCGCAGAAAAATCAATCACTTTTAAATTCCTGATTCTTTAGTAATTTTGAAAGTTCTGCAGTAGATCCCACAAATAATGCATTGGTAACATTTGTTGGACCCCTAACTTGCTTTTCTTCCTCAATATCTTTTAATTTCTTTTGTAAATCCATTAATTTGTCAGTAGCGTCTGCTACATTTTTAATTAATTGACCTGCAACTTCATATGCTCTAGGCATTTCACTTTCTTGTGCTAATTCTAGAATTCCATTTATAGCTTCTTGACCTTTTTCTATAATACTATATAGATTTCCTCTAGTATACTCATAATCTTTTCTGACATCATCTGTTGATGAAGAAATTTTTTCAATTTTTTCTATATTTTTCTCATCATCAACAGAAACTATTTCTCCGGAAACATTAAATGCTTCATTAAGATCGTCAAATTTTTTACTCATCTTCATGTCACATTTCCGTCAAATCCAAAATCATCACCAGGTTCAACTAAAGCATTGTCTGCAGTAGTTATTGATTTGATTTCAGTTCCTGCCAAATGTGCAGTTATTTGAGTGGAATCTTTTCCTCTTTCTATTACTAATTTATTCCCAGTTTTTGATTTTACATAAACTGATTCTTGCTCAATATCAAGATAATCACCGACTGATATTTGAGATGAGTCATTGACTTCAATGACTCTATCATCTGCTGCAATATCTAATGATAAATTAGTTAGAACAATTCCAGTGTAGTTTCTAATTGCTCTGGGTTCAACTGAATAAATCATTGACCTAGCAGACAATGGAGAATCTCCACCAGCAATAAGACTGACAGTAGACTTCTTGATAATATCTTTTGTAGCAGTTGAAACTGGACCAAATAGATAAGTTTTTGCAGTAAATCTAAGTGTATAGACTAGAGCTCTTCTTGTTGTATAATCACCTTCGTAGTCATCTTGCATAGTAATACTATCAAGATTAACTGGTATATCTCTTTTTTCGGAGATAGTATCTATCAAATTAACTGTAATATTATAATGTGGTTGAAAATATGGTAATATTTGTTCTATTATCTGTAAAGCATCATCATTTAGTTTTGACATAATGGAGAGTTCAAAAATCATATTATATGGAACCGGCATATATGTTTTTTTGACTTCGGTATTGTTGTCTGGATCTTTTGCCAAAAATGTTTGAGTTGTTGAAACTTTTCTAGATGCATCATAACTTATTCCAGTCAACTCAAAAGACATTCTTGGTAATGTAATTTGAGTTGGTTTATTTAAATCTGGTGATTGTTCAAGACGCGCTAAAAACTTTTGTGTCGGTCCATATGCTAAAGGAACCTTTATTACATTAATAGTATTCCCAGAAGAATCTGTTTTTTTGATAGTTATATCGTTAAACAAACTACCAAAAGAAATTACAGTTTTTCTAAAAATTTCGTGATAAAAATATTCAAACATATTAATTCTCTATTTTAAATATTTAACATGATTATATCAAGTTATTTATGGCATACCAAATGGATTTATCTCAGAAAAGTCTATTATAGAGTCTGATTCCTCTTCAATATTTCTATTATCAAAATATCCATCTTTGGTTGCATCTACATCTATTAGTCTTATTACCCGCGAAGCACCTGATTTTGCACCAACAACTCTTTCTCCTGCAACAAAATAACCAGAAACATTGGATATATACAATTCATTTGTAATAGAATTCCAACTTCTAACAATAGCAGTAACTCCACTTATAGTTCCTGTAACTTTTTCATTAAACTGGAATGAACCATAAGAGGTAGAACCAACACCAACATTATTAATAATTATAGTTGGTGCTACACTATAACCTAGACCAGCATTTGTAATTCTAATATCTGTAATTGTTCCTGCTGCGCTAACAACTGCAGTAGCTGCTGCGGAAACCGTTGTCACACCGGATAAAAATACTTCATTAGTAAATGTTATTGTAGGTTGTGTATAATAACCTGAACCTGGAGAGGTAAGAGTTATTATACCAACTACACCATCGCCAATAGTTGCAGTTGCTGTGGCTTTAGAACCTCCTCCACCAATAAATCTTACTTGAGGTGCTACTGTATATCCATATCCAGCATTTACTAATGGAGCACTTTGTATTGATTTTAGATTTGGATTAATATTTGAGTTACATGCAACTACACCAGAAATAAGTTCTACTGTCGCAATTCCAGTTTGTCCTCCTGAAGGTGCTGAGGATATAGCAACTCTTGGTAAAGAACTATATCCTCCTCCCCTATTTGTAATAGATATGAATCTTATACCACCATTTACAATATTTGCTACAGCAGTGGCACTTGATGCTGTCCCCACTAAAGTTAACTTTTGTACATGTCCTAGTATAATGGGATTTGTTGTTATTCCAGGTGAAGTTGGTTCTAATGAATCATCAATTTCATCAACACCAGTATTAATAATTTCATCCTCGTATCTAAACAATTCACATCTTAATTCATAAGTATAAGTTCCTTGAAGTTGATAAAAAGGTTTTTCATGTTCAACATATTTTATTTCAAATAATCTATCTCCCAATGGAAAATAAATTAAATCACCCTCTTTGGGTCTTGAGGATAATTTAACATTTGGTTTTTCGCTTATTAGAGGTGATATGTAAGTTTCAAATCTTTCTCTTGATATAGTTATTGTTAATTCGTTTAATGCCTGTATTCCAAATTTAGATAAAATTACTGGATTATTTCCATAACCTTCATAATTTTCTACGTATGCTTCTATTGGATGAGATTCATCAAAAACTGACTGTACTACTTCTTTTATGACCTTCTTTTCTGTTATATATTTTCTCGGCAAATAATAAACTTCAACACCATACATTCTTAGTTGTTCATTCACTAAATCTTGAACTAAACTTTGTTCAGTTTTTGAACCTTGTAAAAAAAATGGATTTAACATTATCCTATCATATCTAAAGGTGGAAGTTCATAAGTATTAGACATTTTTTCCATCAACAAATCAATCTCTCTTTGCGCATCATCATAAATTTGTCTTCCATTTAGTTCAACTCCACCCGGGAGTTTAACTCCCTGAAATTTTATTAGATTTTGTCCCCACTGACGCTTTATTAGAGATGTTAGATATGGTTTTAAAAATGAGTCATTCCAAACCCTAGAGTAATCATTTGGATCGAGAACAGTATAACAATCTATAATAATATAATCATTTTTTGTGACAGAAGACCAATCAATATCTAGATACAATCTATCTTGTCTTTTATTAAATCTTATTTGCTTTTGGGTATTGAGTAAAAAATCTAAATCTTCAAGATAAGTTTTTACCATAGCATAACTTAATAATTCAATTGAACCCCAATAGTAAATATCATTTAAAAATAACTGATATTTTACACTAAACATATTATGTGTAATGGTATTGCTGCCATCAAATCTAAAAATTTTATTGACACCAATTACAGATGGTGGAACTTGGAGATAATTACTATTCTCTTCAAATGTAAAAGTTGTGGGAGTTCCTGCAATTGTCGTTGTAGTTGTCGTCGTTGCAATTCCCACTGCATTATTTGCCCCCCTCGATCTACCTCTTTTAATGTCATCCTCAGTAATTTTATATTTAAAAAAAGTTGGATAAACTCCATCAAAGTGTCTTTCTTGGAAAAACTGAATAGCATCATCTACAAGGTCATCTATTTGCTCATCTGCAACATTAATTTCTAAAACTGGAGCACCAAGTTTTCTTTTGCAATAATCTATCAACTCTTGTCTAGTAGATGGTTGCGCCATTTTTAGTATTCCTCTTCAAAATATTTAGGTTTTAAAGTTGTGAGATAACTTCTTGTTGTTTGAGATATAATTTAAAATAGCACTTTGCAATGTTTTTTAACTTTTCTAAGTCATCAATATTGTCTATTTCTGATGAAAATTTAAAAAACTCAAAACTTTTTGTTAGATTTTCAAGTTTTATTTGATTATGATCCATTTACCAAATTCCTCAATAAATTTTTAATTTCGTTTAAGTCCTCTTTCATATTAACAATGTCAGATTCTAAATTCTGTAACTTTTGATTCTCTTCAGTTTTTTTATCTCTTTTGTTGAGATATTCTTGATATTGAGACATATTTGTATTAATTATTGAATTAGTTTTAGGGTCCCTCTTTAAGTGTGAGTGACCCTCTACACTGTAGTAATTCATATCAAGCAAGTGCTATAGTTCTCAAGTCTTTTATTCTTGGGACATAAACTTGGTTGGTTGATGTCATTATAATTTTAATTCTGTATGATCTAAATGGTGGTAACTGATCGAGTGTGAAGGAATATTCTGAAAATTCTAAACTATTAGAATCGAATTCAAGCATTTTTGATGGTTGAATGAAGAAGTCCGAGTGTCCTGTGCTATTTGCAATATCATAAGTACCTAAAGATAGATTTTCATAACCAATGAACGGTTTGAATATTGGTTCAAATCCTGATTTATCACTTATAGCATAGAATACTCTTATATCAGAGAATACATTGATATATGCATTAAGTAATACTTTCAAAGATGTTGCTGGATTTTCAAGAGTTATTTCTTTGCTTATGTATTGGAAAGCATGTGGATCATTTGAAATAGAATTAACACGATTATCTGTTATGTAATTTTCGATTGGAGAATTAATTCTATTTGAAGTTAAAATAATATTTGCTCTTTGGGCATCAATAACTGGACTAATTCTAGAATCTGAAGATTCCAATAATACTCTCATATTGAAAGACTTATTGCCAGGTAAATTTAACAGATTAACAGTTTCATTTACTTTTGAATAAATTGCTCTTGAACTATCCAAATAGTTGATATTATTTAATGTCACTGGTTGGAATCCAACATTAATGTATGGAATTTCATTTCCATCTATACTCTGGGAAGAAATTGTTCTTATTGCCGCACTAATTCCAGTTCCGTTTACTGTAACATTTTGTAATTGTGGGGTTATAATTTCAAAAGGAATATTTTGAGATGCCTTTATGTTATTCCCTCCAGTAGACTTTGTTTGATTGAAGAACAGTTTGGGGAAACTTGAACTATCAGATCTACCAATTCCATTGGCACCCATATCAATCTTAATGTTATAAGAATCAAAGGTTATTGAATTTTGGAGAGTAGAACTTGACAAGTTGTGAGTTGTGTTGATTCTTCTCAAGGAAACTCCACCCAATTCATACTTATAAACTGGTGTTCCTGCTGGATAAGTTCTGGATGTTATTCCAATTCCTGAAGAAGAACCAACAGACCTTTCAATTTGACCACCAATCAATCCCGTGGAAGTTTGTGTATATGCAATAATTTCATCGCCAATTTGGATATAACCTTTATTGGTTGTTCCAACACCTACATTTTCAAAGGTAGTGAAATTGGAAGAATCGACTACGGGTATAGGAGAAGTTGATGTTGATGAGTATTCGGAAGTTAATGTAGTTGGAATTATATCTGATGCAACGTTACTAATAGTAACTAAATTATTTTCAAAATACATTCCATGATTTCTATGATTTACTTTGATGTGGAGACCATCAGTTATAGTTACAATTTCATTGATAGGAACTCCTCCCCCACTAGAACCATTTAATTGTGTTCTTATTCCAGCATTGTTAATGTATTCAACAGTGTTTCCTGCACCAATTGTCTTGAATTCTCCCTGAACATTGTCAAGTATAATAGTATTTGTATTAGCGATTGATACAAGAGACAATCTCATGTCTCTTCCAACAGAATTGAGTCCTACAGTAGTTACTGTAAAAACATCTCCAACTTGATGACCAAATCCAGAGCTGGATATTGTTGCTGCAACTGCAACACCATTTGAAATAGTAATATTTGCCTTTGCATCTGAACCAGAACCAGTCACATTAACCAGATTAACATCACTATATGTTCTTGAACCTGCACCAATTGAAGGAGTATATCCTATTCCAGAATTTATAATATTTAGATTTCCTGTAGCAATTCCAGAATTTCCTACATAATTTCCAGATGCATTTGAATTTGATTGTACTATGGTATTTCCAAATTGAATATTTGAATCTTGAAGAGTTGAACCAAGACCAACTCTAACTTTATTTGAAACAAGAGAAAGTGAGTTTGGCATCAAGGTTGCAATTTGGTCATTACCTAATGAAAGTTCAGAATTATAAAACTCAACAGTGCCACTGTTAACAAAGTCTGCTCTGTGTAAAACAAACTTCAAATCTTCCCATTGACTTGCTTCCCAAGTTGATGCATTTTGTGACTTGAAGAGAGAACCAAGATATGGTTGCTGTCCAACAAAAGTGTTATTTAATAAGTCATTAGCACCAACTCTTGATATAAATGCTCTATATTTTGTTGAGTTTGATGCCACACATATTGCATACTCAGTTCCACCTTCTAAGTATACTGGAGCACTAAAGACAAAAGATGTCGCTGCAGAAGAATCTGTTGATACATTAACTTGATCTGGATTTAGAGAAACCTCTGCAAATGGTAAAATCTTTGTAGTTGGATAACCATTTTGCATTGTTCTTATTTGAACAGTCACTGGAATTCCCATATCATCCTTTCTTTCAAAGAAAATATCACATTTTGTCAAGAAAATTCCAGTTGGATCCTCTACAAGGAAAGACTGTGCTAACGGATCTCCCCAACGAATTGAAGTTCTTGTATTTGTTGTTCCTACTACTCTACTGCTTACTACAGAAGATGAAACCAGACTCGTTGATTGTTGTTGTTGATCAATATTCTTTGTCTCAATTCTAGCATTTCTAATAGAAACTATATTTTCTTGTATAGTTTCTAGAGAACCGCTTGAAACAAATCTTTCAGATGCTACTGTTTGAGCTCTATTAATATCATTGGATTGATCGTTAATTAATGTAAATACTTTACTTCCAGTTTGGAATTTTGGATTTGATTGTACATTAGGGTCTGGTATGAACAAACTTCCAATTATAGCCGATGTATTATCTGAAACTAGTCTCAAATTAGAAACAACAGCCTGAGCTCCACTGGTTCTACCAACTAAAACCATTCCTTGTTCAATATAACCTCTGTAATTTGGATTTGTATTAATATTTGAGAGAGATGTAATATCTACATTTAACAATGTAGATGTTGATGAATAATTCTCTGGAATTATTTGATTTCCATCTACATATGGATTAAATTGATATGTGCGTGTGGGTTGATTATATGGTCCAGACTTATGATTTAATTTTGCAACTCTGAATAGAATAGATGCCGATGATGCTGGATTTGAACTTGTAGGATTATTAGAACTTACCTGTCCTATTACTTCTTCACCAACTTGGAATACTCCAGAGGTCATAGAAATTTCAATCAGTTTTGGAATACAGAATTTGGTAACATCTACTCCATCAAAGAATGCATAAAGTCTAGAATTTGGCAACAATCTATTGGCACTAAATTGAATATTTCTAGATCTCATTATTGTGATTGCACTTCTATCAACCACTCTATCGCCATTGGAAACTCTTTCAAAAACTTCAGAAATTTCTGTTCTAGTTCCGACTCTAGTTTGTGTTCCAACTCTGCGTACTTCACGTATTGTATTTTCACGAGTTTCAGTGGCAAGAGTATCAGTCCAACCAACTCTTCCATTTTCAATAAATCTTGAAGTGCTAATTCTTCTATCACTAGTTTGAGTTGCTGTTCTTTGAGTTACTGTTTCGCCGGTCCAAACAGTTGTCCAAGAACTCCAAATAGTTGGAGAGAATCCAGTATTTGGATCAACTCCAAATTGTCTAGTAGCATTAGCGAGTGTTGCTGCAAAATTTCCTTCAACTTGTTGAATACTTGCTTCTATTCTATTTTGAACTACCCAAGTATCAGATGCTGGAGTTAGTTCTAAAGTTCCATTCCAAAAACTTACCAAGTAGGGTGTAACACTTTCTGAACGTGTTGCAAAATTTTGACGTAACCACTCAACTTCAGTGTAATCAAGTGTTATAACATCACTATTCTTTCTTATGTTAGAACCTTCAGGTTCTCTTAATGATGCATCAGTTGATTCATCAACTCCTTGAACAGGTCCTAAGCGTAAATCTAGAGAAGTCGTGAAGTGTGATGGTCTTATTTCCTTATTTCTTGGGTCAATACTGTTTTTATTTTCAATTCCATCTTCTTGTGTTATTGTGTTTGTAAAATTGTCAACATAGAAACCAGATTTAAATCTATTGAGACCATTATTATCTGGAATAAAGAGATTTGCTGTATTAGATTCTAGAAGAGATAGTGATGTATAATATTCCAAACTCTTAATTCTATTTTCAAGTTGATTTATATCAACCATTCTATATCTCTTATAATCTAGAGATGAAATAGAAGCTTGTGATATGTTATACAGATATGGTGGAAGAGATATCTGAGCAACTTCTAGTGAGTCATCAATTGGTACGGGTATTTCTGGAGTTTCAGACGGAGAACCATATTGAATTTGGAACTTACCAGTTTTTGATAAGAAAATTCTATCAATTCTACCCAAATAATAAGAGAATGATGCCTCAATATTTTCATCAGATGCTAAAATATTTTGTGCAGAATTTCCTGATTCATTGAAAGTTCTTCCTAGGAATTCTAGGGGAGAACGTGAGTTTTCGCTTACATTGTACTGACTTACTCTTGGTCTGATATCAATGATATCAGTGTTTCTTTCTGAATTTACTGTTTTGATGTCGTTAGAATAGTCAAATGTATTATATGATTCTTTGGTTGTAATATCTCCAGTATCTGAAGAATCATAATATGCACTTGAAAAGTATATTTTTATTTTCCTTGATGGTTCCTGTGATTCTGGTTTCTTTACAATTGTACCATAATCATAGAATGATTCGTTTTGACCAGTTTGATATGTGTAGTTGAATGAAATATCTTTGCTGTTAAATGAAATACTTGAAACAGAACCTGTTACTTTGGATTCTTCAAATAATACATTTTCTCCTTCGATAAAATTCTTTTGATTTTTTATGATATAATCTATTTGATAATCTGATAACAATCTAGATACGATTGCAACACAACCACTAGTTTGTCCAATTATTTTTTCGCCAATTATCAAATCACTTGTTTTATTGGTTTGACCATTTAATGAAGTGAGAGTCATTACTGGTGCAGATGGGTCATCTATTCCTAAAGATTCATATATTCCTAAAATTTCAATAACATCTGGAGAATTCAAAGAGATAATATCGTCTTGAACACGAGTTCCATATGGATAATTTCCATAAGTTAATCCATCGTTAAGAGTTGTGCTACCAATTCCAGAACCAACATACTTAGATTTGTTAACAATAATGCTGTTAACTCTGTTCTTAAATTTAACTTTAGAAACAATATTTGTTTTTCTTCTTGTAGTAATTAGAGTTGCATTTGTATCATCACCACCAAGATTTAAAATTTGCAACTGTTTTCCATTACCTGATATAAAAATTCTATCTCTAGTAAGAACCTCTGATGTTCCATCCGAACGAACTAAACTATATCTTTCCTCATCAAAAGGAAGGAAAATTTCATTGGTGCCGGCAAGAACAGTTTCTCCGAGTTGATTATTTACAATGTTTACTGTATCAACTTTTCTTATTACCAGAGATGCTCCAGTTAAATCTACAGATGAAATATTTTTCTTCGGTAGTGGTGTATAGAAAGAGTTATCTGATGAAGACAATAAATTTGTCTTTTGTAGAGAGAAATCTAAGACTTGAGTAGTGCTTGTTGGTAATACTGATGAAGTAATTCCCGATACTGTCCTCACATTTGTAATTTCAATTGATGATGTTCCAACACTAACTACCCTAGCAAAAACTGGATCAGGTAAAGTTGTTGTTGTATACTTAACAATATTAAATGGTTTGAAATTAATTGGATTAAAAGAAGGAGAACTTGATCTGACAGTGCTACTTTTCAGAACATAACTAATAGTTGCCCCAACACCACTTAGAGCGTCTGATACTCTAGTAAATGTCACTGCAGCACCCGATATCATGTTGCTTACATTTGTAAATGTAACTGCAGAACCAACTATTAAAGATGAAACATTACTAAAGGTAACTGCTACTCCTGCGTTTATAGAGTAACTAACTGTTGATCCAGTACCAATAAGTACAAAACTATTTCCAACTGCAACCACAGAAACATTTGTTATTCCAGTACCAACACTAATAGAACTTCCTATTGCTATTCCAGTGCCTGTAGTAAATCCTACAAAAATAGTAGTAGAACCTATTCCTACAGTTTGTGCCAATGATGTTGTATACCCTACACTTGTTCCTGGATACGATGTGCTAGCAGTGCTAATTGTTACGAAGTTTCCACCAACACCAGTAATTGCAACATTATTTAATGCAGAAGTTGTTCCTACCCCCGCAGCAGATATTCTACTTAATGTCGTAATACCAGTTATATTATCTACAAATATAACAGTTGAACCAAAACTTACTGCCTGACCAATTGACGTTATTAATGCAATTCCAGGAGAAGTTGATGCAGTGCTAATTTGAATGAAAGTTGTACCAACACCAACAACTCTAACACTTGTAACAGCAGATCCTACAGTTACAGAACTACCTATTGATACCCCCGTTGTAAATCCTACAAAAATTACAGTAGAACCAACTCCAATATCTGAAGTAAGTGCAGTTGTTAAAGATGTTCCTGGTGTAGTTGAAGCTGAACTAATCTGAACAAATGTTGCACCTACGGAAACAATTGGGGCATTAGTATATGCTATTCCAATACTAATAGAATCACCAACAGAAACGTTTGATGTATTAGAAAGAAAAATTGTTGTCGAACCAACACCAACATTTGATGTTAAAGAAGGATTTATAAAATTAATATTTGAATTATATTTGGATGCAGTTATAGTTGCCACACCAATAACTACTGAATCAGACTGAACTACATCAGCATTAAATGTTGCCCCTGCACTTACTAAACCATAAACTGATTTTACATCAGATATTGAATAAGATGTTACTGATATAGCAATTCTATTATTTTCAATTCCATCAATAATAAAAGGTTCATTAACAATAAAATCACCTGACTTTTCATAAATGGTTAAAGCAGTTCCTACATTTACATTACTTCTTAAAAATCCAGTTGCTCCACTATACTTACCCTTAATGAAGGTTGGAACCCTCAAAGTAATAGGTTCATTTAATGTTATTTCTGTAAATGTTTGAACATCATAGAGTGATATTGCCCACTTATTTGTATTTAAATTTTGTTCATCATATTGACCAGAATCTAATCTATAATCATATACCCTTGCTAGTCCTATTTCTCTTCCAGACTCATTTGTTTTTGGTGCCGTATTAGAACCATATGATGCAGCAAATCCAACTCTTTCGTTTCTTAAACTGAGAATGAATGTATTTCCAATTCCTATCTTAGGATTACCATAAACATTATTTAAAGAAAGTGTTGGTCCAGTGTAATAATTTATTAATTGGTTATTTAAACTTTTTGTTGTTCTTGGTTTTGGAACATCCAAATATGATGGACTTATTGTTTCTACTTCATAACCTCTTACGAATGCTTTTCCTGGGGAAATTTGATATAATGCAAGATTTTCTGATGGGACAGAACCTGCATCAGTTGTCTGATTACTAAGGAAAACTCCATTATTACCCAGATTGTTGTTTAGCGATTCTTTGATTGAAACTGAGAAAGGAGTTACATAATAATCTCCAGACTCATCATAAGTTCTTCTTGCTAATTCTGCAGTTAGACCGTCTGTGTTACTATTCCTTGTCAGTGTTCTTAAGACGCCAGTTCTAACTGTTGCAAGTTCTATAAAATCATTATCTTCAAAATCGTCTAGACTTTTTTTATGAAGTCTTGCAGTAATTTTTAATCTGTCTGCTCCAGGAACAGAATAATTTCCAGTAGAGTTATCATTTAAAGATGGATCGACATCTGCATTTATTATTTCCTCTCTTAACAAAAGACCAATTCTGTAAGAAGGGGTATTGCTGTACTGATCCAACAAAATTGTTTCATCATTTACTGAAATAAATTGACCTTTTGCAAAATAAACACCATTTGATATTGAAAAAGCAGAACCAGTTGAATTTGCTCCAGATGAAATAGTAGATGCAAAAGAATCTCCAGCAGAAATTATTTTTCCGCCAAATGATACAGTTCTATCTATTGATAGAAGTTCTCCGTCTGAAAAAAAGGTAGTTGAATTATCTACGGTACTTGAACTTACATAAGTTACATATAGAGTTGCATTTCCTCTCTCCGACTCATCAGATCTCAAATATTTCTTAACTACTGCACTTACACCAGAAGTTCTCCCTGTTATTTTTGCTCCAACTAACTGGGAAAGATATTGTGATAAATTAACACCCAAATACTGATTGCTAATCTCTACAGCATAATAACTATTATCATAGGATATATTTCCTGGTATTACCTTTGAACCTTCTTTAAAAAAGTGTTGTCCAAATTTTTCAATTTGATTTTGTAATATTGATTGGAGAGTGGTTAACTCTCTAGCTTGAACTGGATATCCGGGTTTAAATAAAACACGGTAATAGTTTTTATTAGGGTCAAAGTCATCAAAATATGGAGCTACATTTAAATTAGTTTCCTGTGGCATAGTAGTTTAGAATTGCAAAATAATTTTAATATCTTCTTTTTGATTTTGAGACCTGGTAATTGATGGTCTATTATCAACATAAATTATGTTTCCACTGTATTTCTGAACTTCTGGTTCAGAAACTCCATTGTTAAATTCTTGACCCAAATAGTATGTCCTACTATTTATTACTGTTGATATACCACTAAAAGAAGTGCTTATTGATAAAGTACTTGCAGTTCCAACAATAGAAATAGAACCACCACTAGATGGATTTCCTGTAAATCTATGTAAAGAAAATCCATATGAAGATGATGGATTTAATGAACCGTCTGTATTAAATCCAGCAGTTGTTCTATCTTGCCAGTACTTTAAAACACCAGTAGTTTGATCATATGAAATTACTCTTCCAACAGCAGTTGAACCAAGACCAACTGTTTGTGTTATATAACTATCTGCGTCAAAAATCGCAGAACTATATCCAACACCAGTCAATCTTAAAGCATAAACTGCGCTTGCTTTATCCAAAGTTAAATTATCTGTCGTTGAACCTAGTACTTTTGGATTTTCTACTAATCCTATTCTAGATATTTCATTGCCAGTTATAAAATCTGGATTGGAATTGTCATTTTCAATTCTTGAATATATCAAGACATTTTTTGAACCAAGTTCTCTATAAATGTCATGACCATGACCACCTTGTGGTGGAATAATAACATTAAAAACTGGTTCTGAGATAGCAGTTGGAACTCCCCCTGCAGACAAATCTAAAGTTCCAAATGTGTATCCACTACCTCCTTTTGATATTCTAACAGATTCTATTTTTTGGTCATTATTTACAGTAACAATTGCCTCAGCACCAGAACCGTCACCTTTTATTGGAACTTTACTATAAGTTCTATTTGCCGTTCCTACACCAACTCCGCGATTTACAATTGTTACAATTTTTATTTGTCCACTTGTTTTTGCATTCTCTCTAATTGCAGAAACGTCAGAATTGGTGCTCCAGTCAACTGGAACTGGCATATAATTTGTGCTATCAAATTTAATTATATCACTTGGTTTAATTGTGTAAAGATATTTCCAAATGTACCCATCACCACTTAGACCAGCTTCTCTTGGTTCTAGATCTATAAAAGTTGGTTCATCTAGAGATGGGCGACCTTCTGGATAATCTGGACTAGTTCCATTACTTAAGCAAATATAAACTCTATAATCACTGTTCATCACATAAAAGTTTGCATCATATAAACTAAAAGCATTTGATGGTTTAGAAGGATTTTCCGCTCTAATATCATGCCTATACATATCATAAGTAACCCCAGACTGCCATGTAATTTTTCTAATTACTGGTCTTACATCAGATGAGTTTATTCTCTTCAATGCAATCATAGTATCCCAATAATTATTTTCTTGGTCGAAATTGTCTCTTGGATCGGGGGGATTTGTATTCCAAGTAGAACTGACCTCCGTTGCGTTTGGCAATCCCACAAACATATAGTATGAATTTGCAGTTGACGCAACACTTGAAAGAAAATTCTTAGTGTTTAATATACGAAGTTGATCAGTTATAATTGCTGCCATTTTACAGAGTTTTTTATCTATTTATAGTTACACTGCAACAGTGCTCAAAGTCCCATCATCTGCGACAATTAATCTATATCTTGTTCCATTTGGAGATGTAAGAATAAGACCATTGGATGTATTAATGCCAACTGAAATGTCACTATTAAATGTGGAAATACCAGAAACACTCAATTCTTGTGTTTCTGTTTTTCCATATACTGTTATTCCAATACCCGTTGTTTTAATTTTTAATGAATTATTATAATAAAGATCTACTGAATCTGTTTCATTGGCAACAATCATAGAGTCTGTTCCACCTTGATTGTTCAAAGTAAACTGACTTGTTCTGACTTCCAATCCACCTATACTATTTTCGTAGACTTTAGAATTTAAACCATCATAGAAAATTTGAAACTGATTTAATACTCCAAATATTGCTCTAGCATTTTCTGAAAAAACAACGTTTGTGCCAAAACCAACACTGTCACTAAAAGTTGAAACTCCAGAAACACTCAAATGAGTTGCACCAATTCCACCAACTACGGTAAGAATATTTGATGGGTTGGTAGTTCCAATGCCAACTTTACCTGTTGTTGGATTTAAAATAAATTTTTCAGACCCTCCGGAGTCTTTAATTGAAACGTTATAATAAAAATCTGTTCCTTGTGTAGTAGTATCAATTCGTATACTCTGAGATGGTGTCAATGCACCTGTTTGGTGATATAATGATGTTCCTGAATTTGTAAAAGATGCATAGTTGTTGCTTCCATCATCAATATACAAACCAAGAGGAGATGTAATACCGATATCATCACTAGAATTATAAATTACAGTCCTGTCATTTGGCAATCCTTCATAGCGATAAATGAAGAATTGATTGCTGCTACCGAAATATAAAGCATCATTTGAATCAAAATAACCATTTCCATTAAATTTAACATTACCATTAAAAGTTGAAACTCCAGAAACATTTAATTGATTTGAAAATGTAGTTCCAGTAACTGTTACTCCAGAACCTATTGTTTCAATTTTTTTGGAATTATCGAAGAAAAGTTCTACTGAACCATCTGGAGAAAAGACAGCTAAAGTATCATTTCCTGCTCCATTTTTTGCCAATTTAATTTCATTGTCGGAGTCAATTAATAATCCACCAGTTCCTCCATCACGAATTACACTAGTGCTTCCATTATGAAAAATTTGAAGGTCATTTGAATTTCCAAGATAAATTACTCCATTATCTTTTAAATAAAGATCTGAATTGTTAGTAAATGATACATCAGAACTAATATTTACTGAACCATTTAATGTAGAAGATCCTGATACATAAAGTTCAGACGTAGATGTGCCGCTACCAGCAACAGTAAGAGTATTTGTTGGAACAGTTGTTCCAATTCCAACATTTCTTAAAGTGTTAATTCCAGAAATTGTTGTTCCCCAAATTGGAGCAGAAAGAACTGTTGTACTTCCTGCCCCAAGATAAGTGTAAACTTCTAAAAAGTTGCTATTAATTTTGCCACCAGCAACCTTTAATACATCACCAGTTCCATCATTTTGTATAGCACCGGTGTTTATTCCTATTCTTGCCATTTTAGTGGATTTTTAAACTATTTATTATTGGATATAGTTATTATATCTTAGAGGATTTACTCTCGATACAACCGCCGAAGAAGTTATTCCGATAATCCCATCATTTCCGTAAAAATTAAATGTTCTTGGATTTGGTCTATTGCTCAAAACAACCTTACCCCAACTATATTCACCAAAAGATATTGAAGTTGTAGTTGATATTGCTCCAGTGAAAGAAGAATATGTTGTTGAAAATGTTGTATCCATTGTGTATGTTGAAGAGTCCATAGTGATGTTAGTTGAGTCGAAAGAAATAGTAGATATACCAGAAATTGGTGTAAATACTCTTAAAACATATGTCACTCCAACTCCAGTAGTTCCACCTAAACCTGGAGATACTACTTGTCTCCTTACAATTTCAGTAGAATCGACATAATAAACATTATCCACAAATGATTTTCCAATAGAAATGACATTAAAATCATTATCAATAGAACTTATTGATGTTGATGCAAATCCAACATTTGAGTTATATACTGTAAAATAATCCCCAACGGAAATAGAACTTATTGTAGTTGCAGAAGAAACTATACTTGTATCTCTAAGATATGAATCAATAGGAATAAACAAATCAAATATGAACTTATCGGCACCAGAAATCGTAGTTGTTCCAAATCCAACTATAACCCCATTATCTCCTTGGTAAGAAGAAACAATATCAGTCTCTACAACTGATAGTGGTGGTTCAATTAAAACGAAAGGTGGGTTTGATTGGGAATATCCTGTTCCTCCAAAAGAAACTACAATTGAATCCACACTTCCATTTGATACGTTTGCATAAGCAGTGGCTCTTTGTGTTGTTCCTAATCCAACTGGATTTGATATCACGACTTGAGGTTGAGATGTATATCCATATCCACCGTCATTAATAATGATTGAAGAAACGCTTCCAGATTCTGAAACTGCACAAGTAGCGAATGCAGGAGATACATTATCTTGTGAAATGATGTTAATTTTATTTGTTATATTTTGTACGGTGTTTTCATTTATTGAATTGTAAAGAGGTCTAATTGTATCAACATATATGGTGTCTGTAGTTTCATTTATGTCTTTAATGATGTATGAAACTGGATTTACCAAAGGTTCATATAAATTTCTACTTTTACTTATTATTTTTCCATCAACCAATTTATCACTTCTTTGTTGACACCAAGTTACAGTTCTGATGCAATTTATATCATCACTTATTCCTGGTCCTGTGTAAGTATTTGTTTCTACAGAATCTGCAGAAATTACATTGGTTACTAGTCTTTCATCCTGTTGAATAGATTGAGAGCACAATGAATCGTTATCATCAATTGTTAAAGTATCGCCAACCTTAACTGTTTCAATTACATCTAATAGTTGAACGTCAACATCTCCACTTCCTTTATAGAATAGTATTTTGCAGGTATCACCTGTCCCTTCTATTCCATCCACTATTGGTTTTGGTGGTTCGGCAAATGTAATTACACTTCCACCACTTAATGTATATCCTTCTCCTGGAACTTGTAAAATATTATTTAAGAAGACTAATAATGTTGCTTGAACATCAATATTTGAACCTTTCTTAGATTTTATTGTTACTGGAGAACCATCTTTGCTTAATGTAAAGTTTCTTCTTAAACCATTAAATTTATTTTCAATTTTATCAAGTACTTCAAGTTGCCCAATATTCCAACCAGCAAAAGAATCGGATATTACGGACTTGACGTTAATGTGAAACTCTGAGAAAGGTTTTGTAGGATCAGTTGGGATTCCTGCTAATCCGCCAGTTTCTACTGTCAATATTTGGTCACTTCCATAATTGTAACCAAAATTAGTAATTTCAAAATCAATTACACTAGATCCTTGCCCAACAACGATACTAACTTTTGCACCAGTTCCCACTCCACTTGGTCTTGATGAACTATAAACTAGTGGTATGTTATCATATGAAAGAGGGGAATCAAAAATAACAAATGGTGGATTTGATGAAGTATAACCAGCACCTGGATTTGTAATTGCAACACTTACAATATTTCCATTACTTACTGCAGCAGTTCCAATAAATTGTATGTTTGGAGTTCCGAGTGATGATGTATAAACACCAACATTTACCACTGTTTGAATTCCAGACCTGTATCCAGAACCACTATTTCCAATACTAATTGCTGATATTGTTCCTGCCACGGAGACTATTGCAGTTCCTCCTGCAGAAACTAATGGTTGATATCCAAATCCACCTGTTGATCCAACCGATACTATTATACCACCTACTGGAATGGTTGCTGTCTTTGGATCATATGAAACTGATGTTCCTGCTCCAAGGAAAGTTATGCTAGTAATTCCAAGATTTTCAGATAACTGGTAGTCTTGAGTTGGTATTAATGTTCCTTGTGGACCTTGGAAAACTCCATTGACAAGAATGATGGAATTATTAGTTGAAAATCCTGATATATTTTGTTTTTGTGAAGTTAATCTAAAAGATTTTGTTGTAGAATCAAACCTATCAGAAATATCATCAAAAACATAATTTTTGGAGTATGTTTCTTCCGTAGAATTTGGAATACCACTCTTTAGGAATGTTCTTCCTTGGAATTTTGAGTGTGTAGTTATTCCAGTCCAATCTCTTTCATCTGGAGAATTAGTCGGACTTCCAACGGGAGTTTTGCCTATTGGCGCGTCTGCAAAATTAATAGAATTATTAACAATGTTATAGTTTCCCTGAACTTTAGTAACAACTGAGGAATTTGGATGTGTGGATAGTCCTGTTCCCATCCAAGGTCTTCTTACCAAAATTTGATTTGTAGTACCAAATCCAACATTAGTAATCTTCATAATTTCATTGTTAATCTTTATCAAATCACCACCAAAGAATGAAGTAATTCCACTAACTTGAATAACATTGTCAGTTAAAGTCACATTTTTAGTTAAAGATGTGATAACGGATGTTTCTACAATAGGAGACTGAATTACATTATCAATTGCAACTAAGCATCTTCCATTTTTAGTGTTTCCAACAAAAGAATGTAAGGTTCCTATACCAACACTTACTATATCTAAAGAAATTGGATTTGTTTTTAAGGCATCTTCTGCGCTTCTAGCTAATTTAATTTGAGTTTCATTTACTTTAATTGCATAAACTCTAGATGGCAGTTTATCAGTTGTTCCTATACCTACGCCAAAATCTGTTGCTGCTATTCCAATTGCTTGTGAAGAACCTCCCCCACTATGAGTATAAGTTAGTTCCTCACCGGTAACATAGAAATGTTCTGGTATTAAAATAGTATTATTTTCTGTATCGACAACATCACTATTGTTACCTAAGAAATATCTTTGGAAAATATTTTTCCCATTGTGTGTTAAATTGAATTCTCTCTTTACATCAGCAAAAGTTCCTGTGTAATTAGAGGAACCAACATTAATTTTTCCATTATTTAAATCAATTACTAAATCCGAAGGACTTGATGTAGCACTTGCTAATTGCAATGACATTTGGAAAACTCTAACCTGAACATCAATATTAGGATTGGGAGTAAAGTAAAGACTAGTGTAGGTTGTTCCAGCACCCGCTCCAACAGTTCCTAATCCAGAAACAGTTTCAATATTTCCATATTCAGTTAAAAATACATCAGAGTCATCATCAATTAATATTGCCTCTGAAAATTGATATCTTCCATTTGTTGTATCTTCAACACAAATTAGGAAATAAGATGCGTCATGTTGTTCTTCACTGGTTATATCATTGGGATAAACTGCTATTACATTTTCAAATGGAGATGAAGAAGATGCTATTGAAGTAATTGATGAATTTATGAAAGCTATATTTTGATCAGATTGACCAAATGAATAAGTACCAACACCTGTCGAAGAAGTATTAGCAATAGAGATAATAATAGAATTTGCAGTTACTCCTATACCAGAATAGGGAATAAAGTCAATTTTTAATTCAGAACCTGCTATGTATGGATAATAACTTCCCAATCCAATAGATTCAAACGAATCAAATCCAGAAGCAATCATTTGTCCATAATTTAAAAATTCTATATTTGAACCATCATGAATTAAATTAATTTCATCAACTGCGCTTCTTCCATCAGTAGAATCAAGTTGTACTAATATTTTTGATGCTCTATATGTTGTACCTATAGAAATTATATTTCCTGAGGAACTTGTTGGTATTGTGTAATTTTGAGTGCTTATTTTTACTGTATCACCTAACGTTGTTTCCCCAATACCAGCAACAGTATTTTCAATATCTAAAGAAATATAACTTAAATCATAATCATTAAGTTCAAATAAAGTTGGATAGAACAAAAGATTTCCAAAATTTTCTCTAAAAGAAACATCAAAACTACCAAGATCTCTTACAGTTTCTACTCTTCCATATTGGTTTATATACGCCCTGCTTCCATTGTGAATTATACTAACAAATAAAGCCTGCCTTTCAGATGTGAATCTTTTATCTCTAATATAAGTAAAATATTTCTTAACTTTTTGTTCGATATTAAATTCATCAACTATACTATATGGAGTTGGTCTAGGATTACTATTGAAAGAATCGCTGAAGTCATCAATTGTTAGAACTCTATTTCCTACTGATTCAAAATAATCAGTAAGAACTCTGTTTGAGAAATAAATTTCAGATGAAATAACTTTTTCAGAAATATTTAATTTATTTTCAAACACAGAGTCATATCTCTTATAGCACGATAAGTCAACTTCACTAACAATATCAGAAATTACATCCACAAAATTAGAAATACCTATATTCCCAGAATCTGATGAAATTACTTTATCAGATTCTATTTGCAAATCGGAAAACTTTACTAAACCTGAAATATGGAATAAAGAACTTACAATATCGTTCCACTCATTATATGAAACTTTAGATTGTAATGAGTATGAGAAATTTTGATAATAATAATTATCATGAATTCTTTGTAAATTGCTACTTAAGAATCCAAACTCATTTTCCCACCCAATAATTTCTTCTGATGTTGAATCAGTATCAATAAAAGAGTTAAAATTATATTTTTCTCCAATTATACCTATTGTTTTTGTTCCTATACCTCTAACAATATCACCAACAGTAAACTCATCTTGTGATGAAAGTTTTATTATATTAGTTTTTTCATTAAAACTTTCAACTATTCCTTTCTTATTTCCAGAATATACTGTCTCTCCTTTTGCAAAAGAACTTTTTTTAAGTTTAATATCAAAAATTGGGAAGTCTTTCTCTGCAATAATTCTTCCTGCAGAATTAATTGGATCATATAATCCTGGAACTTCTCCATCACTCAATAACTCTGACATATTGAAAGTAACAATACCAACATTTCCACCCAGTCCTGTATTTCCTGCAGGAACATCTGTCAATGTGAATAATTTATAATTATAATTTTCAGAATTATATCCTTTAGCACTTGTTCCTATTCCTACACTAACATTTTCAATTAAAACTTTGTCTCCAATAGAGAATGGGAAAACATCACTAAAACCAGTGTTTAATCCAACAGAAACATCTTTTGTGGTACTGTTAAATGTTATTGAACTTATTTTTACTCCATTTGAATTATTAATTGGAATAATTTTTAAATTTTCACTTACAGAATCAGCATTTTTTAATATATCTACAGATGTTTTTCCAAGAGTAAATTTCAAATCAATATCATCAATAACCTTGTTTTGATATTCATCAAATAAAACCAATCCTGGTGGTAAAGAATAACCATTACCTATTGATGATACGCCAATATAAGTTATCCTATTAAAAGGACTTACATCAAATACTTCTGGTAAATTTGATGAGGGTCTCAATGTCTTGTCTGTTGTATAATCAAAACCAATTGTATCCATTTTGGTTGAAATTGCATTTCCAATTCCATAACCATATGGTTTTAATATTGCACCTGTTCCATTTTCCGTCGTAATTGTTGTTATACCTGGTAATTGTTTATAACCATAACCACCATAATTTACTCTAATACTTGAAATAGAACCAACTGCATTTTTTGATGTTGTTGTGTACTTGAAAGAACCATTTCCTACTGAATATGAAGTGTCCTCTGGAATTTCTGAAATATAATAATTAAATGATGTGCTAGAAACACCAACAACAGAATATGAACCAGAATACTTACTTAATTTTACATTTATTGAATTGAAATCAATTACATCTTGATCAATTACCAACTCTTGTTTAGGTAATGAAGATAAGTTTTTATTGATAGGAATTAATTTATAGAAAAGTTTTGATGGGACAGAATCATCTAGTTTTAGAGTAACAGAGGCATTTGTAGATATGCCAATTAATCCATTACGTGAAACATTGAAAGTATTTGCGGATAAATTTCCATAAAATTCTTGAGTAAATTCTTCATCTGTGAAAATTTTAAAATCAAATGATGAATATAATTTAGAAGCAAAGTTAGATGCTAGTGATGAATCTGAAAGATCAAATACTATTTCATTGTTTCTGACAATATCTATTTTTGGATTAATAGGAGATATTGTTCCAAAAGATGTTGACGTTATATTAACGACTTCTTTATTAAAAGTCTCTGCACCATACTTAGAATTTGATAACTTTATTAAGTCCTTCGTGTATCTTATGATGTAGTAAATTTTTTGATTTACTAAACCACCGCATGGAGATGATGATGTATGAATTATTTTATCACCTGTTTTGAGATTGTGATTTTGAATAAAAATAGTATTATTTTCAATATCTACATCTGATGCAATAAAATCCTTTGGGTTTACTACAACTCTTCTGTTATAGTCATTATATTTAATGACTATGTTTTTTCTGAGTGATGGATTAACATTTAAATCTACTTTATCTAAATTGGATAGACCGTGTGATGATGCAGTTGAAACAGTTACCGAATTTCTTGTAATTTCTGCTCTAACTGAATTTTGTCTAGATGTTTTGAAACTGTGATATGCACCTGTCCCAAAACCTACAAAGTATAGTAACTTGTCACCAATGTTAGTGCTACCTACTCCTACAAAAGTACCGGTTGTTCCCAGACCAATTCTAACAGTAGAAATTCCAATCAAATTATCTGAAATATTAGCAGCATAAACTACTGATGAATTTTCCAAATTAAAAGTAGTTGAACCATTATATACCACTAAAGAACTTCCACCATTGTTTGAATAAATGATAGGTTCTCCTGTTATAAATTCATGATCTGGTATATAAATGGAACGAGTTGGAATAAAGATTTGACTTATTCCAACACCAATATTAGAAGAAATGATTGTAGAACCTATACCAACACCACTGAGAGTTCCTAGACCAACTGACTCTGATGGATTAAAATAGACCTGCTTATCACTATCAAATTTTACATTCAATTCGGGTGCTGTAATAAAAGTAAATTTTCTAGGAAGTTCTTCTACTAAGGTAGAGGCAGTGTGTGCTGAACCTGTAGTTCCATCAACTTCCCTTAAAATTCTTACCCTTGATAAAATTAGATCTATATTTAAAACTTTTACCTTTTCATTTTCAATCTTTAAAATATCATTTTCTCTTATAGAAGAACCGTTTAAATTTCCAGATAAAGAAATATAAGTAACGATTCCTGTTGTGGATGTATTACCTAATGCATTTGAAAGAGAATAAACTGATGATGTAACACCAATGTTGTAATTACCTTGTAGATTTGTGGTTGATGTATTAATTCCACTTATAGAAATTAAGTCTCTATTCAAAAGATTGTGTGGAGATTCTGAATAAGCAACATATTTTCCTTTAAAATCAAAAGGAATTAATTCTACATTTGATAATGAAGTAGAAGCTACGCTTATTGTATTAATATCTTTTCCTTCGATGCTACTAACAATAGCAGCGGCAGATTTGCCTCCAGTATTAGAATTGTCAAATATAACCCTATCGTTTACTTTGTATCCACTCCCTCCATCAAAAACAGAAACTTTATCTACTTGACCTTGAGAAGTTGAAACTATTTTTGCAGAGTAAGTATTTTCCTTTATTTGGGACGTTATGAAATCATAAAAACTATTTTCACTTCTTAAGTTATATGAAGTTGTATTTCTAAACCAAATTTTTGATTTATCTAAAGAATCAGAGGATAAATCATAATCATCTTGATTGGATAGTTTCTCAAAATTAAATTGAATTGGTTTTGATTTAAAAGTATTTCCTATTACATAAGGAAAAACTGGTTTTCTATATCCAGAAAAAGGTTCTGTATTTTCTATTGAAGAGTCATCTATTGTAGTAAAGTATGCATACACTCCATTAGGATACTCCGGAGTCACACAATATCTACCATTATGCTCATCCAAATCTCCAGAGTTATCAAATTCATAATCTTCAACAAAGAATCCAAGAGGGAAATTTGGTCTATTTAATCCTGAAACCAACTTATACCCAGACTTCATTAATCTGGCATTTCCTCCAGTAGATGAATTAAAACCATATGGACCATATATTGGATTGCCATCATATGCCCATCCAATAATTGGAGAATGATTTTTTGAACTAATTTCTTGCCCATTCAATTGTTGCAAATCATATACTCCATACCTAGTCTCATTATCTCTAGACTTTTGGTATACTGATTTTCTTAGATTCCTTGGTGTATAGATGTGTGTATATTGTAAACCGTATCTGTCAGATATACTCTTCTTTAAAATTCCATCATCATTTGAGATAATATTTAAATACTTCTGGAATAGATTGACATTCCATTGCTTTATTTTGAATGATAAATCTGCACCTCTACCTGACGGAATAACTGTTATTTTTGTGGATGAATCATATCCTTGACCACCATTCACTATTTTTACTGATACAATTTTACCCCCACTTAATACTGGAGTTAAATCTGCATAGTTTCCTTTTCCTTCTACCAAAAGTTCTGGGGGAGAATTATATCCCTCTCCACTGTAATTTACAATTACATCTACTATTTCACTGTTATTAACTACTGCGATTAGTTCTGCATCTTTTCCTGTTAACAATTCATAATATGGTTGTCTAACATAATTTAAAATTTCTGAAGAACCATATCCTATGCCACCATTTTTAATATCTGCAGAATTTATTTCTCCCCTAAAAATAGGTTGTAGCACTGCATTAAAATCTTGACCAGAATACGTCGCTACTCCAATTTTTCCTGAAACTAATACTCTTATAGGTTCATAGTTAAAAATATGTGTTTCAGTTCCGGTAGATGTAATATCCACATACTGTTTATTCTCATAGTAAAAATATTTGTTAGTCGAAGCAATACCAACATGTGATAATTTAAAATTATCATCATCAACTTTTGTCACAATATATTGTTCAGTAGTGGATAATCCAGATGCGACTGTTCCTGTAGTTGAATATACAACTATTTCTCTAGAATTATACCCATGATTTTTAATATTAATTTGATTTAATGAAGTTACTATTCCAGAACTAGCACATGATCTTTCTTTATTTTCATAATTTTCACCTTCATTAATGATAGAAATACCTGATATTATTTTTTTAGGTAAAACTGACTCTATCCTATGAATTCCATTTCCATAACTTGTTAAAGAAATGGTGTTTATGCCGAGTGCAGCATCATTCTCATTCTTAAACAACTTAATGGTATAAGCATCTATTGATTTTACGTAGTAAATTGAATTTGTAGATAGACCAGAAATTCCCTTTTCGCCATCAGTTTTGTATATGACTTGCTCTACACTTCTAAATTTATGAAATGTTGAAAAACCTATTGTATTATTAGTTAAATCTACATAATTTGATAAATTATCAGAAAAGAAAGAAGATGAATGACTGATTAAAGTCGTGTTTACTTTTGCTTCTGCACCAGCACCATTTCCTCCAAAAATAGTAATAATAGGTTCTGAAACATAATCAAATCCATTATCAATTATATTAATCTTCTTTAGAGTACCCTTTACCGAAACTGAAGCAGTAGCACCAGTTCCCACTGAGTCGTAGATTCTAATAACGGGTGGATTAATAACATCATAATTATCACCATTTTTATCAACTATTATTTCTTCAATTTCTCCATATCTAATAAAATCTGATGATTTATAATTTGATAACTCAACTCCATTTATAAAAATGCCAATATTTGTATCTACTGGAGTTTCATACACTCCACTTTCATTATTTGGTTCTGAGATTAATCTGAGTAAATTTTGTGGTTTTACTGAAAGATTTTGAAAATCAGATGGTCCAATAAAATTAGAAGTTACAATTCCAGAAATATTAATGAAATTGTTATTATTAATTTCAGACCTACTTCCAGCAATCTTTATTTGATTTTCATTAATTCTTTTAATAAAATATTTCCCTGCAACTAGATTATCAAAATTACTTGTAATTGTATAGTCAATAGTTTGGTTGTTATCAATGTCTACTGGAATAGAACCTGGAGAATAATAAATGGAGTCACCTGTGTAGAAACCATGATTAGGTATGGTTAAAGTATCTCCACTAAAAGAACCATTCAGTTCAAAAACCCTATCATAAAAAGATAATGGTTGACCATTATAAGAAGGTATGGATGTAGAAGCAACTAAAACATCTCCAGAATAATTTAAATAAGTGTTTTGGATATCAGAATTATAATTATTGACGTAACTATATCTTTCAAGATTTGAACTGACTGAGGATTTTTTAATATTTCTCTGTATGGTATAAGTTCTTAGATTAGATAAAATTCCTTGACCTTTTATTGTAAAGGTTTTGCTATCAATAATAGATGATATTATGCAATTTGACTTTTCTGAAGTATCATCTTCCAATATAGCAGTATCTCCAACATAAAAAATATTATTATCATATGTTTTAACTCTATAAACTAAATTGGCAGAATCAATGAGAAAAATTTCTGATATGTTATATTTTACTGGTATATTTAAAATCCAATCATTTGCTTTAAATGATGAACTTGCAATTCCTGGTTGAATCACTCTTGCAGTATCATTTTCAGAAAAATAAAATCCATTATCTATTAGGTTAATATTTTTAAATACAGAACCAATTCTGACCTTAATTACATCTGATGTTGAAATACCTGGATAACCATAAGCATTAACATCAAGTCTAACTGTGGAACCAATAGAAACTGAAGATTCTATTGGAGTTTTTCCAAAAAACTGAGTTAGTGATTTTGAATCATATGATACTTCCTCAGATAATCCATTTTCAAGAGAAAATATCAAATTACCTGAAGTTGGAAAACCAATAGTAGAATCAACATCAAAAACGGTAGAACCAGAAGATACTGCTGAAGTTAACTTTGTATGTGGATGTGAAATAAAAGGTGAGGTATAATTACCCGTTGTGTTATTTTTTCTATCATAATCATAATCTAATTTCATTCTATAATAATTTTTATCATCAGTTCTGATGATTTCTACATCATTTACAAAAGCTTCAGCGTACTTAACTCCATAACTTGGTATTGCGTCTTGAACTAGTGTTCTATTTTTTAGTCTTAAAGGATCTCCTTCAATGGACTCCACAATAACATCTTTACTTCTTAAAAAGTTTGAAGAAGATGGTTTCAGTATAAAATCTTTTGGATTTATTATTTTTACTGGTTCTCCATATAAAGTGGAGAATAAAATTTTTATAGAATCTTCATTTCCTTTAGACTCATAAAAATCTGAAATTCTTCCAATTAAAACTTTTTGATTTACTTTTGGTGATAATTCTCTTCCTTCAAATCCTGGTAAAAACTGATTTTTTAATTTAAGTAAAAAATTGTCTAAAAATAAAGCACTTAAATTATCAATAGAAGAAATACTATTGTGTGCTTCTGCAACAGTACTAGAAAAAATTAATTGCTCTGGATCGTTACCACTTCCATATTCGGATATTCCACTAAAACCACGAACACATTCCTCAAAACTTCTTTCGGTTTTTGACTTATAAAGAATAATTTCATTGTTAATTTTTATAAGTCCATATTTTTCTGGGAATCCATAAGTTCCTAGGAAATTTTGAGATGGATTATATAGAACAGGAATAGTAGTATCAAATGATGTTACATCTTCCGCTAAAACACAAGTTTTACTATGATTCAACAGAGAGTCTAAATCAAAATATTGATCTATATTTTGTAATAAATCTAAAGGTGAACCAGTATATTCTTGAGATGAGTAATATTCATTTAAAAATTCTGATATTAGGGGATAATTATCCCTAACAAAAGATGGGAGTTGAGAAGAAACTACTTCTTTAATTTTAACTCTGGTTCTGTCTGTTGATATCATTTTTGATGCGCTAATTGAATAATTTTTTTAATTATTTTTAGTTATGCCGTGGTAATAATTGTAGTGGAAATTATTGGTGAACCACGTACAATGGTTGTATTTGTATAACTTGAAGAAACAATATAATTACCTCCTGAGAAATCGGAACCTGATGAAATGGTATCTGGTAAAGCATTAAATGTGCTATTATTAATATCTATCTGCAAATAAAGATCTTGTAATCCAATTACATCGTTTGAATGTGGTGGAATTGATATTTGAACAACTGGCACATCTTCAGTAATTTCTGTCCTGACAATATTAATCGGATTCAATCTGATTTCACCTTTCATATAATCAATTTGTCCTATAGAATCTCTTACAATCTGAGGATCTCTGGCAGAGTTCAATCTGAATAAAAATATTCTACCATATCTCATATCATTTTGATTTGGAACATCACCTAAGTAAACTGCATAAGGATATCCACTCACATAAAATGCACTTGATTTTATGTTATATCCAGATTGTTTGCTAATATGAAATCTATTTCCATAACAAATTTCATATTCTGCTAGAGAATTTGCAGCAACTTTCATATCCCTTCTCATAACAATTTTAGTTATGTTTGATGTAACTGATTGATGACTATCATCTATTAGTTTTAAAAACTTACTATATTTAAATCTGGCACCAAAAGTATTTAATTGCTGAGATCTTGCATATTCTTGAGCATTTTTTGAAATGATAGATGTTACAAAAGATTGATTTGGTGCAAGATTTGTATTGTAATATGCAGTAACGTCTGCTTCAAGATAAAGATATTTTAAATCCACTATTTCTGGAGAAATTCCAGCAACTGAATATTGTTTCAGTTTACTCTTTATTTCATTTTTGACCGAATTGGACAAATATTGACCATTTGTTGGTTTAATTGCAAGAAAGACTTTTCCATATTGAGGAGGATTTAAGTCTTCTCCTCCATAAGCAGCAATAGTATCAATAAAAGGATAAATTCTTGGTGTTATGATTTCGTAATCTCTAGAAGTAACTGCCCTATGTCTTGCAGAATAAAATCTAGGAGCGTATTTTTTAATTGAATCTACGCTTTCTATCTCTTTTCCATCATTTGATGGTGTATTTGCTGTAAGTTGAGATATGCCTGAGGTAATTAAATTCTCTACGCCACCAAAATTATATGTAAGTCTTCCAGTAAAAGCAAAATTTTGTACTCTATTTCCAGATGAACCATTAGTTATGATATAAGATACTTCAATATAACTATTATCTTGTGGTTTTTTCCCAAAAATATCATCACCAAATATTATTTCGTATCTTTCATCTTCAATCTCATAAACATAGAAAACTGGGTCCTCTGGATTTATATCAAATAAATTATCTACTTTTCTATACTGTCTTGAAATTGTTGATGTTTCTGATGGTTTTACAATAACTCTAATGGTATCCGTATCAATACCAGCATTTGGTAAAATATATCTCTGCTTTGGTGTTAGAGGATTTACTGTAAAACTAGTAGTTAAATAAGTTCCTTCATAGATTTCTACATTCTCAAATAAAGCAGCATCTGATACTACAGGAACAGTTATATCAGATAAAATTGAAAATGTTAAATTTTGATTCTCAAATCCAAGGGCAGATGTACAAACTAATCCTTTATTTAAAGTAATCGAAGATGGTTTATTCTGATACTGGGCAGTGTCTACAAAAAAAGTAATACTTGACTTAGCACATTTTTTTGATCTTGGAACATATCCAATATTTCTAGCAAGAGAAACCACATTTTCTCTCAGGGTGGCACTGTCAATAAAAACTTCATTGCTTACCATATTGGCATTATATGAAGCAATGTATGTATTATATGCAAGTACATCAATAATCACAGAAAGATTAGATCCTTCAAAATCATAATCAGTGAAATTTGAATTAGATCTTAGGTAATCTCTAATTGATGTTTTTATCTGGTCAAAATCCAGATTTGTGAAGTTGATAAGTGACATTATCGTGTCTGTTGTAATGCAAATTCTAGTCTTTGACCTTGTGCCTCAATTCCAATGATATCATAGTAAATTGTTATATCGTAACCATCTAGGTTTTGATTGGGGTTAACTATAACAGTTTGTAAATCAACTCTTGGTTCATAATTTCTAATAACTTCTTCAATTTGTGATTGAATAGTTGCAGCACTTATCAAATCGACATTCTCAAAGAGACTATTATAGACATTAGAACCAAGAGTTTGGTTGAAAAATCTTTCCCCCCTTATAGTCAACACTAAATTTTGAACAGAACGAGCAATAGCGGTCTCATTTTTGATGTCAACTATATCAGAATTTAAAGGATTTGTACTTAATGACAAACTAATATCTTTAAATGATTGACTAACTCGTTCTATTGGCATTTACATAGAGTGTTTTTATTTATTTATTATGTTCATAGAGAGGTTCAGTGCCATATTCCCAGTCATCATAATCATCATCATTACGAATTTTTGCATGAATTTCATTTTGATGAAAGAAATCATGTTTTTTGGGAGTCAAGTTATCATTTGCAATTTCACGAAGCATTTTTTTCTTCTCAACTTTATCATCCCAACCATATTCACTTGACAAATATTGAGTCCCCCACTCATTTTTCATGAAATTTTGGTCTTTATCGACTTTTTTAGTCATTTTTTTCTCCTGATTGATTAAAATCAGAACTTTTTACGGGGTTTCTATCCCGTTAGTCAATATAAAAACCTTTTCTTAAGTAATCTTCGTCTCTTATGAACTCTAAATTTTCTTTATTTTCGATATTTTCATCATTCCAGACGGGAATTGCTACAGTATTTCCGTATCTAAAGTCTGGATTTTGTCTAAAATGAACTTCTATTAGATTATTACCTATAAATTCACAATTTATCCAGGGATAACTTCCCCTAAGATTGTCTAATACTTTTGGAAACGGAATATTTTTGTCAATTTTACTCCACTTTTTCCACTTATATAGTGGGTCATCATTACTTCTTTCTCCAAGAATGACTAATTTTGGTTGTTTTTCGTAATAATCAACACTAATATGATCACCTTTAAAGATTTCACACCAAAATTCAGATGGATGAAAATGATCTGTAGTATTTTCTATCCATTCAATACGAGAAAATCGTCCCATACCAAGTAAATTAATACTTGGTCGGACGATATAATGATCTGATTTTGGAACAGAGCATCCTATAGGACCACACAGATGCTTTAGACGGGTGTTTAGTATGAGTTTATTATAAACCCAAAGGTCTTCTTCATGTATTGATTTCCACTCATCTATAGGATCTGAGTAGTACATTAAGTAATGTCTGAAATAAAAGGTCTATGAAGAGTATAATTTTTCTGAATACGAATATCAGAATTTTTAAAAGTCCAACACTCTCCACTACTATCTAGAAAGACAACCCATTCTAGATCATGTTCTTGAGAACGATCGATTAAAAAAAATGCCCAACCATTACCTTTAGGGGTAACGACTGGGATTTGAGGATTAAGTTGTAACATTAGGTTTTATCAGTTACCTTGACCGCGATATTTTTTCTTACGGCCATTACGAGAAGTTGCACTAAGAAGTGTTCTTGCTGATCGTCCTTGACGAGTCTTCTTAGGGGGGCCTGGTTGAAAGACCGTTTTATTCATACCACCTTTAGCCATTTAAAATACCTCCATCAAATAATACGAGTTTTTTCATGTCCAACGCGAATGCGAGGATCGCACCAAATCTCAAATCCTGCCTCTTTAGCATCAAGACAGAATGATACATCCTCTCCACACATATCTTGAACATTCCCTGACTCAAAGACTTGCATCTTTGGAGCAAACCAAGGATATTCAAGATTCTCAAAAACACCATTCTTAATTAATACCCAACCGAAACCTGTGTAATCTACAGTGAATGGTTTACGACGCTTACTAATTGATTCTACAGTTTCGTGATTCATGACTCCACCATTCTTACGGAAATCATCTTCTTCTAACCAGTGAGCGACAGAAGTTGTGTGACCATCCTCAGTTGCATACCAACCTGCGACAATTTCACGCTCTGTACCATCTTCACTGAGTGCTAAATCACAGAGTTGCCAGAACTTGTTAGAATCAAAAACAATATCGCTATCAATCCAGAGTTGATAATCATATTGTAGTTTTCCATCCCAAGGAACTTGCTTTGGTCCTCGGAGAACATTTGCACCCAAACACTTACATCTTGCAAAGTTTACCATTGATGAGTAATCTTGTGAAATCTGAATACTCATTCCATTTTGTACAAGGTCAAAACAAAGTTGTACAAATGCTTTTAGGAAAATAAAAGAGCATCCTCGACCAGGTAAACAAAATACAATTGACTTACCTTTCATTCGTTCTTTAATAGCATCAATATCCCATTCTTCTTTGGGTTTTGGTGCTGCTGCTTTTACAGTGAATCCTTTTGCCATAAAGTTTAATCAACCTTCATATCAATTTTAACAGTCTATATATGCATTGTCAATATGATGAATTTTGACAGATTTCTTTGTTAATTGTCAGTTCTTCATATGACAAATCATCAATAGTATAGTCAGTGTGCATCACCCCTACAAGTTGATTTAAAGTCTTCCATGTAAGTTTGAATTCTTCTTCCTTAATTGAATGAAATAAACATCTATCCTTTGCATATATGTGATATATTTTTTCTTGTGCAGTCATAAAAAATATCCGGAAATTTTTTCTTTCAGTCTTATTTTGTTACTGCATTATATATCACGACTGCACAAAATCCTAATGCAATAAAAAATGGTCGTGGATAGCGAATCATCCAGCCTGCTAAGACAACCTTCCAGAAAGACCAATAAGGAGGTTTTCGATGGTTTGCTGAGAGTCTCATGTTTCCTTTAAATATTATTCATATTTGTTACTCTATCACACCACCTCAGATTATCAACCCTATTGTTCAGTTTATTTCTGTCAATATGGTCAACCTCTGCATATCTGTGAGGGTTGCATATTAAGGTTTCTGCAATTAATCTGTGAACATATTCTTTGCGCTGATAAAGTGTTTTTCCGAATTCATCTTTGATCGAAATATTCACAGATGCATATTGTTTTGTGTGGGCACCTCCTCTAAGAAATTGTTTAACCTCTACCAATTCTTTTCTCTGATTACCGTCATAAAATCTATGAGGTTCTCGATATACTTTGCCATCCTCAGTAACATAATATCCATTGAATATTGTGGGATGCTTTTTCATACCGGAAAAATTTTTTATATGAGAGAGATAAAGAGGTCGAAAAAGACATACAGTGTAGGTTACAGGGACCCAGAAAATTAATATACGGGACAACGCCGCGCCGCGCTATAAACAATCGGCATAAAAACGCTGCCGAACCACTACACGAACTCAGTCTAACATAAGTGCCCTCCAGTGTCAACCAGAGGGCACACAGTGGACTACATCAAGCAGCAGTAAGTACCTCCGCAACACTATCAATGTTCGATTCAATTACAGTGCTGTCGATAACATCCAGAATGGACAGAATCTCAGCGCCAGTGTTACCTTGTGCCAGAAGAGAAAGAGCAATCGACTTGGACATAATCAGAAGAGAGTGTTAGTTAGAGAGTGAAGAGTAGACTATCAGAAATCAATCACATCTGCAGTCGGTTCAGTGTTATAATTCTCCGAAACATTCTCAGAGGTCAGTGTATCCAGAATCGAAAGAATCTCAGCGCCAGTGTTGCCTTGCATGAGCATGGAAATCATCACTTGCTTGGACATAATCAGAAGAGAGTGTTAGTTAGAGAGTGTTTGATTTGAGTGTCTTTAGGGCGCATCTCATTCCCCTTGATATATCAGGCAGCGAAATCTTCAGGGAGAAGATTAATAAATGCTTGCACTCCAGCGATATGCAGAGAGGCAACAAATTGATAGGCAGAGTTATAATCAGGAAACTCTACAGTTCGCTCCACATTGTCCTGAACATTAGTGAAGGTAACAGTGCGGGATTGAGTCATGAGAGTGTGAATTAAGGAATGAACAGTAAGAGTAACTTAAGACTCAGAAGTTGCGGGAGAAGACATAACCCTCACCCAGGAAATCGAAATCATAGGTGAGAGCAGACTCCCAAGTTGCTTGCCAATCGACTACAATTTCAACAGGCAGATTGTACTGTTCGGCATAGAACTCCTCTGCAAAGTCTGCTTCAGAGTTATACTCACCTCGGTAAGCATCCACCGCATACTCTACACAATCGAGACCGTGATAATCGACAAAGGCATCAACTTGTGCGTAACCGATTGCCTCACCAGCAGTCACATAATCCTCATAGTAAGTAACAAACTGCTCCTCAGAGTTGTTATCAATGAACTCCAGAATGTCCTCCAGAGCATAAGACTCAGAGACCAATTCCTCAATCTTGCTAACAGTCTCAGGAGCGAACAGTTCGGTGTAGTTAGTGGTGAAAGTAACGGTCATTTGAGTGTGTTTGGTTTGAAGTGTGGTCCTTACACTAGTAGGACACTTTAGAGGATCCTAACTTTAACTCTCTGAGAGTTTGTGTCAGCGACCGTCCCAAACTTGAGAGGTCCAACCATCACGTTCTGCACGACGTTGATCATAATCTTCCTCAGTCCAGTTATCATCATAATCACCCGAATAGTTGGGGGACTGAAGTAGATAATCGGGGAGGGTTTCCATCTGACCAGTCTGGAAGTTATAGCGTTGAGTGTTCATAAGAGTGGAAGAATTAAGTGTAACGAACTCAGAGATCTTTCATCAGGTCGTTAATCTGGAAGTCGTTAATCATTGCAGAATCCCACTTCACACCATCGGGAGTTTGCATCAGATAGCGACCGATTTGACCCTCAGTCATACAGCGAACAAACTTATCCCAAGGCGTCTCATTATCACCGCAGAACTGAACACATGCCTTAGCAGTGTTATAAAGAAACTCATCATTCTGAATCCAGAGTGCTACATTCCAAGTCTGATAGTTGGTGTAACCGTTATAAGTCTCTTGGGTCATTTGGGTTTGAGTGGTGCTCATACTATAGGGACACTTTAGACGATCCTAACTTTAATACCCAGACACATGTACCACTAGTGTTACTCTACTGTCTCAAGTCTCTCAATAAACTCATCTAGGTAATCTGTGGGGTCATGACCTAATTCTGCGATTCGATTTAGGTGATTCAGAATATCACTGAACTGTCGCACATAAGGTACGCGAATCCTGTCAGTTTTACCCAAAAAAGCATAATTCTTTGGTCTCATAGTTTTGTCCCAAAACTCTATGATATTTAGGGGGGTTTTGGGACAAAACTAATAAGGCAATTTACCAACGGTCAGGTGTGCTAAGGTCCTCCACATAAGCATCACACTTCTCAGCAGGTTCTAACTCCAATACTCTATCCCACTGAATCTGGTGGGGGTTCATATCATCGAATACTTCTAATTCTAAGGTTACACGATACTTAACCTTCTGTGCCTGGTGATAAGCGACTGACATAAGTGTGCTCCTGATGTATATGGATACATTGTAAGATGCCCTGAGTTTAATGTCAAGGTGCTGGGGATATTTAGGGGCGCTGGGGGTGTTTTTG